GTGTCTTCCTTCAACTCAACGTCAATAACATTTTCAAAGGTAACGTCAAGGTCGCCTTCAAGGATGGTTGCACCTGTATAAGATGTGTCGCTCTCACTAAGTGTGTCGGCGTGTGCAGTGCCCATAAGACACAGCGAAAGTAAAAGATTCATAAACATATTCTCCTAATGTTTGAGAAAGTATAACTCACATTTTTGGAGATGTCAAATATCTTTTTCCAAGCCTTCAGAATCATAACCACCATCTTTCCAAGAAGGATGCATCATATGATATCGTTGATGGTAATGCTTCCAACCAAGTGCGTGTCCAATTTCGTGCTCTAATACTCTTTCTTTGCTTGCATTTTTAGGTAGGATAAAAATCTTGGCTTTTATTATTTCTTTTGTTTTTGTGCTCGTGTATAGTCTCGTGGCAGCCATATGTTCGCCGTCAAACCCAACATCTGGTATTGATATTAGTATTTCTCCATATCTTGGCTCAAAACACATTGGCGTATAACTCTTATAAATACCATCGAACCTGTATCCGAGCTTTTCCCAATATTGAATCGCTTTATCTACACGAACAACTGATACATTTGTATCGGCACATATTCTAATGACTGGTTTTATGTTCCATTTGTGTTCTTGTCGTGGCTTACCGAATACTTTTGTTTCATATGTATGAGATATGAGAACCTCACGTACAATATCGCCATAAACGGTAAAACCGCATAGTAAAAAAAGAAGTAGTGCCACACTGTAAGTATGTGTCGTTTTCTATTACTTCTTTTTCCAGTCAATAAATTTTATATTATGCTCTGCTTCTTCCAAAAGCGTTTTGAGATCGAGCCCTGCACAGTCTATCTTGTTTTTGCTCACGTGGTAGTGACTCACGAAGCCCTCAAAGTCTCCATATGCAACGTTTTGCTCGTATTTCGTGGAAGTTTTGCCGAACTGGTTTGTTGGCGCCTCGTAGGGGATGCCTGTTGCGCCGTGGATCGCTCTCCACAATGACTTTAAAGCATCCAACTGAACAGGATAGAAACCAGTGAATGGATCTAGTTTAGAGCCGTGGACCCAAGCATCTTCAATTAGCGGTCTTTCACCGAAGCCGTTTTTAACATACCAGTCCTGATATCTTGGGTAGTATGCGTTCGAGATCTCTACGCCAACTGATGGTCTATTGGTTCTTGATGAACCAGCGTGCCAAGCGGCGTGTTGCATATCCATTGTCTGATATATTGTTCCATCATTGTCGATCAAAAAGTGAACAGACACGCCTCTGCGGTTTAATACATCCTGACAGGACTTGGAGTTTAGGCAAACATCCCAGTGATTTACAAAATAGCGTATCTTTCTCTCTGGTCTGCCTGAGTAGTCGTAGTATGTGCCTCGGGCTGCTTCCATGCCGCCTTTTTCTGACCAAAGAACAAACTTGTCCCAGTCAATAGGGTGAAAGTCGCCATTATAAACAATGTAATTTGAATATTGTGCTTCTTGCGGTTTATAGTCGTCTATCTTTGCTTGCCTTTCGGTCCAAAGTCTTCTAAACGTTGTTGGTCCGCAAAGACCATCCGCAGGGATACCTTGGCTTTTCTGCCATTTTTTGATTGCTCTGACTAACTTGTCGTCAAAGTATTTTTCTCCAAACCATGAAGGTTCCCATCCGAGCTTCTTTGCAGAAGCCTCGTTATAGAAGTTTTTATCCATCCACGTTCCTGTTTAGCTAACGATTCCAACCACGTAATTGTCTAGAATAACACTATAATTAGTGTGTCCGATCGTTATTTCCTCTAACATGGAACGGTCGATAACAATTTTGCTTGAAGGGACTAGCTTAAACCTAACGTCATCTGCAACTTCTCTAACTTTAACCGTTGTATATCGCTCTTCTGCTGGTTTATAGTCGTCAGGCAATACAATCAAAGATTCTTGCACATCTTTCTGCTCTTCTTCAACTAAAATATATCTATTTACTGGCTTAAACATCTCCTAACTCCTTTTGTATCAGTTTTTCCTGTATTTGGTATTGTTGCTTACTCAAAAAAATATCTTCTCTTTTGCCGCAGTTTCTGCAAACCATGGTCATGTGGACATTCTCTCCTTGAGTAGAGCGAACATTACCTGCTGGGACGTAATAGCAACCAGTACTTCGGTTGCCGCATCTTCTTTTTAGAAATCTTGCGTCCATTAAGTGATTGAAATTCATTTTTACCTCATATTTCGCAAGACTCTCCATCACAGAACTTTGTGCCTGCGCCAGCAATATCAGTCTCAATTCTTTGAATTGGTGTGATCTTTGCTACCATCTCGTTGTACCTTTCCTCTGTGATAGGCTCATAGGGTGCTTGCTTATAGCCAGTTTCGCTCAGTCTCAAAAATGATACTGCTTTAAGTCGCGTTTCGTACATCTCAAGAGCACTCTTGATCTGCGATGCCTCGTGAGGCTTAAAGGTTACCGTAATTGAAACTGCATTATCAGCCCAGTAATACTGGTATTGTGCTGCTAACTCTAACTGTTCCCACATACTAACATCTTTCTTGCCTTTTGTAAAGAACTGTTCTCTGACTGGGAACTCGACAACTGATGTGTTGGGCGAGTAGGCATCATCTTCAATGAAGTATCCAGCATCGCGAAGACTGTCCAACAAAGGCGAGGTCTTGGAGAACCTGATGCGCCTGATGTAAAACTCGTCCTCTGGGAAGTGAATGCCCGGAGTGGAGCCATTCAGGAGAGATACAGTACCAGATGGCTTGATAGAAGTCATCTTGATCGAACGAGGAACACAAAGCCAGTTAGAGTATTCCTTATCCAACTCTCTGATGTGCTCATAGGCATCGTCGCACCACTCGAACATCTTGCGTCTGCCGTGCTTTGTGAACGCCTGAATAATTCCAGACTGCGACAGACCAATACGGCGGTTCTTCAACATCTTCGCGTTAGTCTCTGGCCAATGCGTATTAACCAGTGTGACGGTCTTGCCGTATAAATATGCACACTTCAAGGTTCGCAGATAGTCATCGTAGTCTTCGTGCTTTGCTGGGAATGTCTCGACAAGACAGCAAAGTTCTGCGTTGTGAAGGCTTTGCTCTACACAAGGGTTAAAGCCAACAACCTCTGCATCATCATAGTTGATGCCGTCCTTAAACCTGCCGTATGCTCGGGCATTTTCAAGCCAGATCGTTCCGGGCTCTCCGTTTTGCTGTGCTTGCTCTGCGTGCCAAGTGTAGTCCATACCAACTGGAGCATTATATGAGTTGTTGGAGCCCCAGCGGTGATGATACAACTTTTCTTGATCGTTCTTCATCTCAAGATAGTGCATATCTTCGTGATCGCCCAAAGCAAGCGCAGCCGAGCGACGAACGTTTCCTGCAACGACACAACGACCAATAAGGTTTTCTGTGTCTACAATATCAACAGATGTGATAGCCTCTCCGATCTTTGGTGTGAAGAGTTCAGTTAAACTCTCGTGCAACTCTTTGAGAGGTCCGTGTCCTGATGATGTTCCGCCAAAACCGGCGATAAGGGCGCCTTCTGGACGAATTGCTGAGTAGTCGAACTTGGGAACCTTTGCACCAAGCAAAAAGCCGTCAAGGAGCGTGTGAACTGAGTTAACCCACCCTTCGCGAGAATCATCAATAACTAGAACATCGTTGGTGTACTCTGGCTCTTGGATAACAACAGTTCCAGCACCCTTTGTGTCGAAACCAACTCCAACACCAACCATAAGAGCGTCCATGATCCAAGCAAAGATGTAGCCGCCCTTGGTGGAAATATCGCTAGTGGAGCGGAAGGCGCAGTTGAACAGCGCGGCGCCAGTTCTCTCTTTGACGAACTTTGTGCCCATCATCCACAGACCACGACCGGGAGGTGTCCATTTCAAGTTGAATAGCCGATCAAAAGCATCTTTTGCAGTGCGCTGTGCTTTGTTGTCGTTCCATTCCAAGCCAAGCCTTACAACGTGCTCTTTTTGGATATCAAACATACCCTCAACAACGCGGCGACAAGTTTGCCACCACTCTTCTGTGCCTGTTGCGTCTGGCTCAAACTCACTAAGGCGACGGGCGTATGTGCGCTTGAAGGTTACATACCCAAGCGGACCCCAAGGCACTTCTGCGGTCTTATATGGCTCTACGAAAGAGTCGGATAGCCTGAATCTGCGGATGTTATTTACTGTTCTCATTTATTTGTTTCCTTTTCTGTATTTCTCGTATTTGTTTAGCAACAGTTCTTTCTGTTCTTTTGCGCCAAGTGGTGGCGGAGTTGCTGGTATTAATTTTGTTGTGATATTTGGAGCAACCGTGTTTGTTTTCGGCATAGTCTTAATTTTCACGTTGGACGTGTCCATGAAGATATCATACACTATTCCGTCAGGTCCGTTTCTATTTTTTGCAATAAAAATCTTACCTGTGTTGTTTTGTTTGTCCTCGATCGTGCGAGATACCGACATAATAAAGTCAGCCACAAAGCATTTATTGAATGCTTCGGAGATCTGCTCCATTGTGATCACCTCTGCGTTCAAGCCTGATCGGTTTGTTTGCGAGGCTGTCCAAATGGGGCAGCCAAATTCTGTTGAGAGCCCTCGTAGATCTTCATAAATAGATTCAAGTTCTGCTCGTTTTTCTTTTCTTACGACAATAGGCTTCAAAAGATCGGCGTAGTCAACAATGATCATGCCGGGGTTGATGCCGCGCTTTGATAACTTGTTCAAATGAGCACGGATCGTGCTTACAGAAGCAGACTTTGTTGGATACTCCTTTACGATCAGAGATCCATCAATGTCTTGAATTTCTTCGTAGATCTCGTCCTTGAAGTTCATCAAGTCACTTAAAGGATAACCTGTAATACAACTGTCGTAGCGGTTGGCGATAACAGTGTCTTGAAGTTCCAGCGTATAGTGAATGACGGTCTTACCTTCTTTGACTGCCTGCGAACCAAGATGCACAAGCACCATAGACTTTCCAGCACCTGTGGGGGCAATAACCACACCAAGTTCGTTCTTGCCTAGACCACCACCAACAATAGAGTCAACGTCTTTCCAGCCTGTTGTAACGGGTTGGCGATGACGTGGCTGATAGCGAGCCTCGAAGTCTGCAATAAAGTCGTGTCCAAAGTTTGTCTCCGAGCCAAGTTTTAGCGAGTCGTTGATAACCTTGGAGATCTCATCAAAAGAAGAGGACTCCAGCAAACCAACGGACTGCAACATCGCTTCTTTGAGGTTTTGCTTTCTACAGAAGTCTAGTGACTTTTCTTTGATGTATTCTTCGTTATCCAGTTCACTTGTTGTAATGCGAGTAAAGTATTCTTTTACTTGCTGCTGGATAACCGTGTCTTCTGTTTCAAGTTCCGTCTTGAGAATGGTAGCAATTGCATTAGCAGACGGATGCTTAGAGTACTTGTCGCGATAAGAAGTTATCTTGTCTGTAAATACACGTAGATATTCCAGTTCAAGAAAGTTTAGATCTAGGACTTCTGTTATCTGATCTGCAAAGGGGCGATCCTGATAAATTAATTGTACCAAACCCTCCTGAAAAGACTTTCCGTAGCGACCAAAAGTCGGCTGATTTTGTGCAGGTCTTGAAGAGTTCAAGAACCACCCCCTCTGAGACTATAATTATAACCTGATGCTCTCATAAGTCAAGAATTTTGACTGTCCAGAGCAATCTTGTTCAAATGCAATTCTAGATCTTTCCAGTTCAATTCACCGAACCCATCGTCTCGCATTTTCTTAATAATTTCTATCTTGTTGAAATTGAACTCAAAATTCTCAACGGCGTTTTTCACAAAGTCCTTTGACTGAGGAGAAAGCATCGGAGAATAAAGTTGCATCATTTTGTAGTTATGTGCGATCGTGTCTTGACCTTCCAAGATATTATCGTGGAACTTTAACTTGCTATCTACGTTCTCGCAGTAAGTGATCAGTTCATCAATGGTGTAGTCCTTTTCGGAAGCCAAAAAGCCAAGACGGCGCTGGATCGTCTTAAATCCAACCGACTTGATACCGGGCAAATTATCTGATGCATCGCCTACAAGTGCGCGTGCAAGCGCCATATTCCGCGGATGCACACCAAGTTCCTCAATAATACGCTTCTTGTTGTAGACAGTCTTGCTTACTGGTCGGAACACTACTGTTTCATCATCGCAAAGTTGGTAAAAGTCCTTATCGTTGGACACAATTACCTTTTGCCACCCTTGATATTTTGGAGTTTGCGTTAAATACGAAATAACGTCAACTGCCTATACCTCTGGAATAACAATTTGTATGATAGACATTTCGTTTAGATACTCCATCAGGCGCATCTGTTGCCATACCTTATTTTGCATCTCCTCTTCATCAGTCAGGTTCTTAACTGACCTGTTTAGGCGGACTGGTGTTCTGCCGCTCTTATAGTCCTTATCAAGT